GTTCCGTTCGGCCGGTACAAAACGTTCAACTACGAAAATCTGAGTGACGATCGATACGAGAATCTTCTTAAAAAGACTACGATTTTAGACGAAACATTCGAAAAAGTATTTGAAAAATACGACGATCCTTCGAATTTCATATTCCTCGACCCGCCGTACGACAGCACATTCACGGATTATGGATATTGCAAGTTCGGCAAGGAAGAGCACGAGAGGCTCGCGGAGCTCTTCAAGAAGACCAGCAGTAAGTGTCTGATGGTGATCGGAGGGACGGAATTTATACGGAATTTATACGGGATTTGTACGACGGATATATCGTGGAAGAATACGAGAAAAAATATAGATTTCGCCTCAAAGAAGGCCGAGTCGGCGACGAAATCAATATCAAACATCTGATCATTAAGAATTATTAACTTTAGTATCTGCTAAAAAATTTGCAAGAAAATAAAATAAAACACTTCAAAAAAAAAAATAAGTAATATTACCAAAATAATATTACTTTGATTTTTTAGTCCTGATGGCATATCGACAATCCGCCTCAAAATTACTTTTCCAAACGAACATTTGGTACGGATCAAAATTTTGCAAGAAAACAAATTAAAAAATTTAAAAAAAAAAATAAAGTAATGTATACTTTGCGCTAACTGAACTATACATTACTTCAAAAAATGCGTCGTGTCGATATGTGTTTACGTATCGACAATCCGCCCTCGCAACCGGTATTCCATTTATATGGTACGGATCAAAATTTTGCAAGAAAACAAATTAAAAAATTTAAAAAAAAAAATAAAGTAATGTATACTTTGCGCTAACTGAACTATACATTACTTCTATTTTTAATAACTTAAATAAATACATTGCAGATATACAAAATGAGTGTAGAAATATTTAAGATCACATTATATGTATGTGGTTGCGGATATAAAACAACAAATAGTGGAAATTCTATCAAACACAAGAAAGTTGCGTGTGGTCATGAGATGAAAAACGAAAAAAAAGAAATGGTATTGAAAGAAGATTATGACAATAAAGGAAACACATCAGTCATAAATAATCATGTCGAAGGCGATCACGTCGAAGGAAATAAGATTGACAACAGCACTCACACGACCAACATCACGCTGGTGCTGCCGGAGAAGACGACCAAAGAAGACTTTCTAGATTTTCTCGGCACGCTCGGAAATTTGGGGTACAGATCCGCTCGCGAGATCATCGACATGCCGGGGAAGATGCTGATGTTCACCCGAGACGCCAAAAAACTTCCCGGCGCTCTCATCGAACGAAATAATAAAATCATCGAAAAGCTTCCCGACGGATCGGAACGCGTGATGGGAAAGAAGAAAGCCGTCCAAACGTACACGCACGAAGCCGTAGACGCGCTGTGTAAGAAACCGCCATCCAAATGCGTAGACGAATACTTAGAAGAATATCGAGGACTCAAAAAGAACAAAATGAACGTGCAGGACGCCGCTATGCTTCGAGTCACCGATCCGGTCGCCTATCATCACGAGGTCCCCGCGGCAGTAAAGGCGATCCAGCAGCGAATAGAGACTAATACGGAGAAATGTTTGAATCTTATCACGACAGAAAACAAAACGAACGGATTTTTATGATTGTACAACTTTAGAGATGCCGCAATTCTAGATATCATGAGTCAGCTGAAGGCTCGCGGTTTTGATATCGTGATTTACGAGCCGTCCGTGGACAAATATCAGGAATACGTAATCGATAACAACCTTGGGCGATTCGCAACGGATTGCGAACTAATTATTGCTAATCGCGTGCCTAACGAACATCGTATTCTATTCGGAAAGAAATTATTCACTCGTGATATTTTTGGAACTGATTAAAGCATATCGTCATGCTGTACGTGGTTGCTCGTTTAAGAATAATCAAATAAAAAATATTACGACTAATTAAAGTTGAGAATGTCTTTAGTACAACTCATAGCTTCAACTTCGATCGATGCGTACTTTTATGGAATGCCTCGACACAACGCATTTCTTTCCAGATTTTCGAGTTCGGTGCCATTCTCAACAGAATTGATCAGAATGGACCTCGTTTCTTATAAGACTCCTGGTCAGGGCGACCTCATCGTCCCTCGGAAAGGCGATCTTTTGAATGGAGTTTACATGCAAGTTCAAATGAAAAAACTGAGCACTTCAGGGACACAATTCTTCCCGATCGAGAATCTTGTAAAAAATGTTCGACTATTTATCGGAGGTCAACTTATTGAAACATACGACAACAATTTCATCAGATTGCGGAATACTATCTTGACCGGAAACGAAGAAAAGGATGCTGTTTATACGATAGAACAATTTGAAACTTCGGACGCTGATGGAATGGTTCGATCATTGTGGATGAAATTACCATTCTGGTTCAACACTCCGTCTCTCGCGCTTCCTTTGATCAGTTTGCAATATCATGAGGTTCGTATCGAGTTCGAGTTCGAAGATCCGGCAAATATTCCAGGCATAGATCCTACTTTTTCTCCGGTGATTACGTGTTGGGGCGAATACATATTTTTGCCTTCCGAAGAAAGAGTTTTATTTGCCAAAAAGCCGCACAAGTACGTGATAGAGCAAACGCAGACGAATAACTTCATGTCCAGAATCTCAAATACGTCGAGCCTCACGACAAAATACAACTTGAATTTCAATCTTCCGGTGAAGTATTTGTTCTTCGTGTTCAGACAAGAAGACGTGTTCGGTATTTATTCCGCGGATACGACTATCGGATTGCCTTCTGATGATAAGCATGTCCCGCTCCAGTCTGCAAAATTGCAGATAAACGGTATCGACAGATTCGAAGAACAGCCAGGATCATATTTCCGTCTCATGGAAACGTACCGAACCATGAAGTCGGTCCCTCCCGCCGGAATCAATTCGTACTTTTTCTCGAAGAATCCTTTGGACGTTCATTCGACCTCGGGAACGCTTAACTTTTCCGCGCTGGATATGGTCACAATGATCGTGACGACCAAAAAAGCAAGCGCAGTGGATCAAACTGCCATATTCGACGAGCAAACGTGTACGACCGCCGCAACCGATTTGAAAATATTCACCGTGATCGCGCGGTCTATGAACATTCTCCGCATCGAAGGTGGCATGGGCGGAATCATGTTCGCAAATTAATATGTAAAAAAAAAATTATGTTACATTAAATGTCTTCATTTATCGCAGCAAATCCTGTGATCGCATCAGGAAAGGCTCAAATATTCGAAGTATTTGACGGAATTTTTCATAATCTTCTGATCACGGGAAATCTTACGTCCACTGCAAACATCGGTTTGATCGAAGATCTTGTAGTTGGAAATATACAAAGCAATGTAGCAGATATCGGTCGGTTGAACGCAAATATTGTTGACATCATCCAACTGAACGTTGATAGTGCAAACATTGGTCAATTAAATGTTGATATTTCAAACATCAACCAGCTGATCGCAAATGTATCAAATATCATCCAATTGAACGTCGATAATGCCAACATCGATCGGATGGCGGCAAATGTATCAAATATCGGTCAATTAAACGTCGATAGTGCAAATATCGATCATTTGACCGCAAATATAGCAAATATCAATCAATTATATGTTGACTTTGCCAATATCGAACATTTGACATCTAATACGATAAACGCAATAAATATCACTGCGGACGGCAACGTAAGTGCAGATTATTTTATAGGCGACGGGACGAGACTCACGGGAATAAACGTGAATGCAAATGTGAACGTCATCACCGATCAGTACTTACTTGCTAATGTGGTTCAATCCAATATATATTTGAGTGCGAATGCTGTGAATCAACCGAATATGTTAGCATCGCTCGATTCTTCTGGTAAAATTTTTCAGCAGTCTCTCAACGGTTATTTGGTAGTTCCGGAAGGATACGCAGCAAATGCAGCCGTTCGATTAAACCTTGGAGGCGGTGGGCTTCCTATCGGCTCTATTGTGCGACAAGTCGATAATGGGAATTCGTACATGTTATTGGATTCTCCGTCGAATATTGACGCCAATTGGATAACGTTCGACGGCGTTATCTTCCCGGTAAATACGGTATTCGGTAGAACCGGTGATGTTTTGGCAACGTATGGCGATTATTTAGACTCGTACGTCGAACTTTCTGATTCGGTCGGCGTAGTCCCCGCGGGAAATTCGGTGTCCGAAGCATTGACCATGTTGCAAGACACGAAGAAAGACAAGATCAACAGACAATCCATGTGGGTCGCGAATGGATCTCAGAGCATTTCTAATGCGACGACAATACCGATATCATTCGAAACATTTAGAACGACTGGAGCATCCAATGCGACGATCATATCTATGGCTGCAGGAGGTGTATCGAGTGCGATATTCAAAAACACAGGTGACGATAATTTGTTCGCAATTTCTACGAGAGTGACATTTGGAAATATGGCCAGTAACGGAGATTCCGCTGTAGTATTGTCGATGAACGGAAATACGAGTTCGGTGAATCGCTTAGCCGAATCGTATCAAACAAGCACCGTTCCACACCCATATCATACTCAAATACATTCGTTATCTAGCACAGTATTTATTCCTTCCGGCGAATTCGTCGAAATTCTTGCGACGGTAGATAACAATACATCGTGTTCCGTAGACGGATTAATTTCATTTTCGCAGATAAATTAAAATATATTTATTTAGTATCACAATACAATGCCAACTCTACCGCCGACATTTCTTCGAACAACATTATATACGAACGAAATAAGAGGTAATGTCATTGTAAAAGGAAATTTGTATGCAGCTTCTAATGTCCAAGCAACGTACTTCATTGGTAACGGTGCCTATATTACCGGAGTCACAGCGTCGCTTCCGACGGAATTTTCAGCGGACGTATTAGGTAATGTCACAGGTTCGTTCATCAATGTCAGCAATACGACTTCTACATACTTCACAGGTAATTACTCGACGCTGTCCGGAAATTCATCAGCCAATTATTTCCTCGGTAACGGTGCGCTGCTGACAGGAATTACAACCACGCTCCCCGCGGAGATTGACGCAGATATCATAGGTAACGTGACCGCAACCGGAAACGTATCCGCGGAATACTTCCTTGGTAACGGTGCCTTGTTGACCGGCATCGAGCAATATGTGCTGCCTTCCGAGATCACTGCCGACGTCCTCGGTAACGTAACCGCCACAGGGAACGTGTCCGCAGAATACTTCATCGGTAACGGTGCATTGTTGACCGGCATCGAGCAATACGTTTTGCCTTCTGAGATTGCCGCCGATGTTCTGGGTAACGTGACCGCCACCGGGAACGTGTCCGCTGAATACTTCCTCGGTAACGGTGCGATGCTGACCGGCATCAATGGACAGAGTATTTCTGGAAATGTTCACGTGGAAAATGTGGTAGCAACCGGAAATGTATCAGCTCAGTATCTCATCGGTAACGGCTACAACTTGGTTCTCGATGGATACACTCTCAAGCCAACTGGTAACGTTGCAAACGCAGCGGTCCGTCTTGCTTTACCTGCTCAGACTGGTACGATCGTGCACCAGGATGATATAGATCAGGAGTATATGCTATTAAATACTCCTGCAAACGTAGACTCGAACTGGTTGGAATTCACCGGAGCCAACTTCCCAGTCACGAGTGTGTTCGGTCGCGTAGGAGCCGTCGAGCTACTGTCCGGTACGGACGTGAAAACCATTGGTGGTGCGAGCATTGTGGGAACCGAAGATATCACCAGCTTGTCAGTTGACATTCTGGGTAACGTGACCGCCACCGGAAACGTATCCGCAGAATACTTCCTCGGTAACGGTGCGCTGCTGACGGGCATCGAACAATATGTTCTTCCTTCCGAGATCACAGCCGATGTCCTCGGTAACGTGACCGCCACGGGTAACGTGTCCGCTGAGTACTTCTTGGGTAACGGTGCGCTGCTGACGGGCATCGAACAATATGTTCTTCCTTCAGAGATCACTGCCGATGTCCTCGGTAACGTGACCGCCACGGGTAACGTGTCCGCGGAATATTTCCTCGGTAACGGTGCGCTGCTGACGGGCATCGAACAATATGTTCTTCCTTCAGAGATCACTGCCGACGTTCTCGGTAACGTCACCGCCACGGGTAATGTGTCCGCGGAATACTTCCTCGGTAACGGTG